CTGATCGGAACATTCAGGGAGTTGTATAGTTTCTTCTTGAAGTAATCAACGTCTTCGATCTGGGACATGGCTTGACCACCGGGAAGAGTCGAAATTTCGGTCCCTCTTGAACCTTCGCGGCGGGGAAGCCAGTAATCCTCAAGCACGGACAGATGGTTTCTTTCATCACGAACTTCTCCGGTTGCTTGATTGTAGATGACACGATTGCGGAAGCGACTCATCATGTCGCGCATGTACTGCTCGGCCTTTTGCTTTGGCAACTGTCCTACGTCAACGTAGAACACTCTGCGTTCTGGTGCGCGGGCAATGCGGTAAACTAGAAGAGCATCTTCTAGTTGTCTCAACATGTTCAGGGGACGAATGGCTTTGTGAAGATAACCAAGAACACGCTTTGTGTTGAGATCCACGATACCGGAAGGAACATAGACGATGCTGTCCAAGGAAAGTTGAAGACCACCGGGGCCAGTCAACATGTAGGATTCTTTGTCAGTATTTGTGTAAAGATAATATTCTTCGATGTCCTTGATCAAGGAAATGGACTGTCCTTCGACTCGTTCCATCTCTTTCTTTACCTTGCGAATCTTCTTGATTTTCAAAGGATCAACTGGAATAATTTCCTTGATTCCGTCTGTTGGTCTTTCCTTGTCGATTACCAAGTTGTAATAAATCTTTGAGTCGATGTACCAACGACGAAAGATTTCATATGATTTGTTGTTGAAGTCCAATAAATGAAGAATTCTGTCAAATTCTCTGTAAATTTTATTCTTGATTACATCCGATACAGGAAGATTTGCCAAATCAAGTTTGACGGGTCTTCTGTCCGTACCCAAAACAATTGATGCATTGATGATTTCATCGATTGCATTGTCAACTTCCGGATAGATCGACATGTTTCTGTATTGAACAACAGATGCACTTTCATCGCGCATCGATGCTGCATAATCCAGCGCTGTTCCAAAGAATCCACCAGCCTCTACGGTTACGGTACCATCATAAATTTCTGGAGCAGTGAAAGATTGAAGAGTTTTTTCTTCTCTCTCCTGCTTTGGGGTTCTTTTTTTGCCGAATTCAAATCCAAATAATTCTAATTCCATGATTTATCACCTATTTGTTATTCTCTGGCCGTAACTCTGAATTTCCATCTGATCAAATACAATCATTACTTGGAATGATGCAAATGAATTGGGGGCACTCATATTTAGGCTCAATTGGCCAACCTGTGTTGGCCAACAGCCATATAGAATAAAAGTCTTCAGCACATTTTCATCATTCATGTCCAAATGATTTACGGTCCAGTTATTGGCCTTGTAGGTTGATGATTGATTAATCAATGAAGATACGTTTGTTTCATTGTTGTTTATTTTGTTTTGCCAAGTTTGAAATGCATGCCAAAGATTTTTGTCACCAGTATCGTCAAGAACAGTAAAAACCCAAGTGGCATATTGCTTTTCACCGGGATAATGAAATTTTCTACCAAAAAAGTCATATGTAAGCGTAGTTGACATGACTTGGGGAAGAATGGTTGCTCTGACGTGATATGGGGTGAATGTGCGGTTTGCAAATGGAATATTACCAGTTATTAAAAATCTGTTTGATCTGGTTCCACCAAAGAAGTTTGTCTTGAATTCATTTAACATATGTTACATTCCTTGAATTTTGATGTTGTCATATGTCAATGTGACGGAAAAGGAAACGAATTCTTGTTGACCCATATCCAAACTAATTTCACCTACAACGCTTGGCCAACATTTGTACAGCCAAATTCTTCTCAAAACTTGATTGTTGTTTACGTCCAAATGGTCTATCTGCCAAGTGGTTTGTAGATTTCGGTAAGAATAATCATTTTGATGAACTTCGTGGGTCCAGTGTCCGTCTAATCGTTCTTTCCAAGTTTGAAAGGCACGCCAAAGGTTTTGAGAATTTCCATCATCATAGACCCCGATGATCCACGGACTGTATTGACGATCACCAGCGAAATTGACAATTCTTCCTCGGTATGGAACACTGATTGTGTTCACCGTGACAGAAGGCAACGAAGCCGAAACAATCTTGAAACGAGCATCTGTTAGTGGTGGTGCGATTCCAGCAGGCCACTGAGGTAAAACAGTGAAACGGTTGGGTCTTGTCCCACCATTAAAGTTTGTTTTGAAATCTGAAATCGTATTTGCCATTATTGTGTGTAACTGAATTCAAGCAAGAAGGATTCTGTGCCGATAATCGGTTTAGCAACAACATCAATATTAAGTGTGCTGGAATTGTCTTCGTTATTAGTTCCGTTACACACGATTTCAGTCTTAGTTGTATCCAGATAGGGATTGAATGGATCGATCGCCGTTTGAATTTCACTTGTAACTTGATCTCTTGTAGTTGCATTGTTGATGTTAAATACATACTTGAAGGCAACATTGTTGATTGCTTGCATTATTGCAAGTTTCAACTTTGCTGGACCGATTCTATCATCAACTGTTATGATTCCATTGGCGGCAGCAGTGGCACCAACCAAGTCTGCGCCCAAAAATTTTTCATTTGCATTGACAAAGAAATTGACTTTGTTTGATCTGAGGTTGTTCTTGAGAGGGTTAGACCAATTGATTGGATTGATGACATCTCCGTTCAATACAGTCGAACGATCCAAGCCAGCAACAGTCAAATACAATTCATTTCTGTTTTTGGATCTAGCAAAAAACCCTGCAACATCGGATGTTGAAGGTAAGGTATAAGTAATGTTTGAATTGGCTTGCAACAAAGGAACGTCTATGGTTCTGGTGGTCAAACCCAAAACACTAAAGTATTTAATGCCTTGAGTCATTCCATTTGCAAGTGATCCAATGGTTGCAGCAAAATTTGTCATTGTGTATCCAGCACCACTAACACCAGTTGCATCAGGACGAGATGGGAAGATGCCTGTAATATATTCTTGAGTTGTAACCCAAGAAACCATGTTAGAATCTATGATTGGGTCGATTGCAACATCAAACGAAGAAGTGGGATTATCTTGAAGATATTTGTTCAACCCAGCGACCTGTCCTGCTAGGACCAAAGTACCACCGTATGCCAAATAACTTATGGCATTCAAGAATTGATTTCCAATTTCTGTTGGTGTGACTGTGGTTGAATCGAATGTTTTGAAAAACGACCAAGTTCCACCGGATAAATTTGGGTAGATCAGGGCATTCGTTACACCACTCAATCGATTCAAATCTTGAACCAAATCTGAAGGATTTGTATACGCAACAAAGGTATCGGTTGTGAGACCCTTCGTGGGTGTAAAGGCGGTTCTTGCATAAATTAACCAACCAAACAAACCACCCGGATCAAAACACACACCATCTGCGCCGAATTGAGGTGCGCTGTAGCCCGTTCCAGTACGCATTGCCCCAACAAATGGAACTGAAATTATTTCTCTGTTATATTGGTTTGAGCTAATAAATGAACTGAGTGATGGCATGATGTCCCTTTTTATCTAAAATATTTAGAATTTCATGTGGGATACCAAACCACTCCTCCCTGAGAAAATGGCTCTTTGTCATCCAGTTCATCCTTGTTGTCCATCATAAAAAGCACATTATCGTCTTCAGGTTTCTGTGCTTCTTCGTAATTAAATTTTGCACTTTCGATCAAATCAGCATAATATTCTTGCCTTGAAAGCCATGCGAAGAACACCAAAGACATTACCAAGTCATCATTATGACCTTCTTCGGCCTTGTATGTATTGGCTTTTGATACAAATGTGAATAATTCAGAAATTATTCTTTCATCGTTCAATAAAATTTTGTCTTCTTCTATTAGTCTTTTTAGAATCGCACATCCCAATTTTTTAGTCTGTGTGGTGGTTCTAAGACCCATTTCGCTTTTTCCAGAAGCAAATCCTTGGGAAAGCATTTGGCCTTTTCTTCCCATCATACGAGTCATCAATACATTTTCATAGCCCAGATCGTTGTAAAGAATAGAAGAAACCTGACCACCAATGTCATTTGTTTCAATCAAAGCATAGGCATTGTTATACTGCTCACATATTTTTTTGATAATCGTAGGAAAATTGAATGGACTGATTGTGTTGTTTCTGAACGAAGCAACAACTTTATATGGTGCTGATGTTCCATCAATCAGTGTAAATGCCGAAAAGTCAGAGCCCTGACCCCGAGAAACGTCAGCCTGCAAGAAGTAAATTTGATCTTTTTCTGGTTTTGCAAATACTCGCAAACCTTCTTTATCTTCTTGCAAATATTCTTCCGGAGCAAGCACATTTAATTTTGAAGTTGAAATAAGAGTATTTGAAGACCCCAAGAAACTGCAACCGTATTCCTGCTCAAACTGTTCGGGGCTGGTATTTGCAATCTGCTCCGTAGCCCATTCATCATCTCTTAATCTGGGACTTCCGGGGCTAATCGGTGTTTCACGCCAGCTCACCTCAACTGGAACGAACATGTTCTTTAATTTATGCCCTGTAGTTCTATTGGCATCCACCCAAAGTTTATGGAAGTGATTCATTCCATTG